TACACCCTTATCTTTGCAAGCGGCATAACTTCCGCAAGCTACAAACTCTTCGTAAGGTGTAATTTCAGCTCGGATAAACCCTTTTTCAAAATCTGTATGAATTACACCAGCAGCTTGAGGAGCTTTAGCTCCAGCAGGAATTGTCCAAGCATGAACCTCTTTTTCGCCTGCGGTAATAAATGTTCTTAAATTCAACAACTTGTAAACTGATTTAATCATACGATTAATACCACTATCTTCAATTCCAAGCTCATTTAAATATTCTTTAGCTTCGTCTTCGCCAAGCTCTGCAAGTTCTTCTTCTATTTTTGCAGAAATCAAAACAACTTCTGCATTATGCTTAGAGGCATATTCTTGAACCTGTTTTGTATAATCATTTCCGTCTTTCAAATCATATTCAGAAACATTTGCAGCATAAATTACAGGTTTTGTAGACATTAAATTCAATTGTTTTACGACGGCAATTTCATCACCCTCAAAATGCTCACTAACATTTATAAAAGTTCCTTCTGACAAAAGTTCAGACAATTTTGCTAAAACTTTATCTTCCAAAACAGCATCCTTGTCGCCACCTTTTGCCTGTTTTGCAATACGAGCCTGACGTTTTTCAACAGAAGCTAAATCCGCAAGCGCGAGTTCTGTATTGATAACTTCAATATCATCAAGTGGATTTACTTTACCTGCAACGTGGATAGTATTTGGATCATCAAAACATCTTACTACTTGAATGATAGCATCAACTTCTCTAATATTATGCAAAAATTGGTTTCCTAATCCCTCTCCTTTGCTAGCACCTTTTACCAACCCCGCAATATCGACAAACTCAATTGCTGTTGGAATTATATCAGAACATTTACATAATTTTTGCAAAACTTCTAATCTTTCATCTGGAACTGTTACAACCCCGACATTGGGTTCAATTGTACAGAAAGGATAGTTTGCACTTTGAGCATTTTTTGCACTTGTTAAAGCGTTGAATAAAGTTGATTTTCCTACATTCGGTAATCCTACAATACCTGTTCTTAGCATATTTATATTCCCTTTTCTATTCTATTCCATTTCCTCAGTTGGACCGCCGATCACTTGAACACCAAATTTTGTTCTAAATAAATGTCTTACGGTATCCTCTTGAATTTCGTACATCATTTTATTAAACATTTCGTATGCTTCTCGTTTGTATTCTAAAAGCGGGTCCTTTTGCCCATAAGCTCTTAGTCCAATACTTTCTCTTAGCATATCTATATTGTGTAAATGGTCTATCCATTTATTATCGACAACTCTTAGCAGTATATCTTTTTCAAGATTTCTAATTACATTACCTTCAGAAAAAGCAACTTGACGTTCAAAATCTGAATCATATTTTTCAATTACGTCATTATAAAATTCAATAACTTCGTTTTCGTGATCTCTGTAAGCATTTATAGCGAAATCTTTAACTTTATTGTAAATCGCATCAAATCGTAAAGTTTGAACATCATGAACCGTCAAGAATGAAAGTTGTGGAATTATTGAATGAATTTCCTTAATCATTCTTTCTAAATCTTCATAAATATATTCTTCAACGTGTTGTTCAGGAGAAATATAACCTCTAAGAAGTCTATCAATTTCTCTTTCAATCATGAAATAAACATCTTCGGATAAACTTTGTCCTGAAAGCACTTTCCGTCTTTGTGCATAAAACTTCTCACGTTGAATATTCATAACGTCGTCGTACTCTAAAACTGATTTACGAATATCAAAGTGATAAGTTTCCACTTTTTTCTGAGCTGACTGGATTTGTTTTGTAATAAGCGCATTCTCAATTTCCATATTCTCATCAACGTTAAGCATATCCATCAACGCAGTAATCTTATCTCCACCAAATATTCTCATTAAATTGTCTTGCAAAGATAAGAAGAATCGAGTTGACCCTGGGTCACCTTGACGAGCTGCACGACCACGTAATTGGTTGTCAATACGTCGTGATTCGTGACGTTCTGTTCCTATAACGTGTAACCCTCCTACTTCAACAACTTTAGCATGTTCAGCTTCTGTAATTCGTCTAGCCTCATCCAAAACTTCATCTTTAATTTTTTCATATTCAGGATGTTCTGGAGTAATACCCATTTCTTCAAGTTTCTCTTTTGCTAGGTATTCAGCATTACCACCTAAAAGGATGTCAGTACCTCTACCAGCCATATTAGTTGCAATAGTAACAGCACCAACACGACCAGCCTGTGCAATTATATAAGCTTCTTTCTCGTGATGTTTTGCATTCAAAACATGATGAGGAATTCCTTTTTGTTGTAACAACATTGAAACGTACTCTGATTTTTCAATACTAATCGTACCTACAAGAACAGGTCGTCCTATTTTATGCATTTTAATAATATCATCAACTACCGCATTGTATTTTGCACGTTCAGTTTTGTATATAACATCTGAATAATTTATCCTTATATCAGGTTTGTTAGTTGGTATAGTAGTAACTTCTAAATTATAAATTTTACCAAATTCTGCTTCCTCAGTCATTGCAGTACCTGTCATCCCAGAAAGTTTTGGGTACAATCTAAACAAGTTTTGGAAAGTAATACTTGCTAATGTTTGAGTTTCATCTTGGATTTTAACACCCTCTTTTGCTTCAACAGCTTGGTGCAAACCATCTGACCAACGACGTCCTTCCATCAAACGTCCTGTAAACTCGTCAACTATCATAACTTCACCGTTACGAACTACATAATCAGTATCTTTTACAAATAACTCTTTTGCTTTCAAGGCTTGTAACAAATGATGTGCATACTGAGTATTAATATCAAACAAATCCTTAATACCAATAAGCTCTTGAGCTCTATCAATACCATCCTCAGTTAAAATAACATTTTTATTTTTCTCATCAACTTCGTAATCTTTATTTTTTTCTAACTGAGGTGCAATTCTAGCCATTAACTGATATGTTTCAGCAGATTTTTCAAGGCGACCACTAATAATCAAAGGAGTTCTTGCCTCATCTATTAGAATAGAGTCAACTTCGTCAATAATGGCATAGTTGTACGGTCTTTGTACTAACATATCAAGACTGCCTGCCATATTATCCCTTAAATAATCAAAACCAAATTCGTTATTTGTACCATAGGTAATATCGCACTCATATGCTGCCTTTTTATTTGCAAAATCTTCAGCTGTTCGACTACCAGAAAGTATTACACCAACAGATAGTCCTAAAAATTTGTATAATCTACCCATCCAATCACTGTCACGTTTTGCCAAATAATCGTTAACAGTAATTACATGCACACCTTTTCCTGTCAAAGCATTTAAGTACGCAGGTAACGTTGCAACAAGAGTTTTCCCCTCACCTGTTCTCATTTCTGCGATATGACCATTATGCAAGAAATAACCACCTATAAGCTGAACATCAAAATGTCTCATATTCAAAACACGCTTACCAGCTTCTCTAACAGTAGCAAATGCCTCTGGCAAAATTTTATCTAAGGCTTCTTTTTCTAATTTTCTATCAGTTTTAAAATCATTTGAACGAGGACGTTTGTTTAAAATTTCCTTGAACTCATCCGTTTTCGCTCTAAGTTCATCATCACTTAATTGCTCAAATTGAGGTTCTAATGCGTTAATATGATCAATTATACCCAATATGCTCTTAACTTTTCTCTCATTTGGGTCTCCTAACATTTTCAGTAATAAGCTTATCATTATAAAATTTTCCTCTCCATTATAGTCTTTATGTATCAATTTTAGCATGGATACAGGATTTTTGTTAAAAATTAATGAAAAAATAATAATTCAAAAGACTATTTGCGTAATGTTTTTTAACTAAAGCCTTGATTATCAAAAACTTTGTAGTTATAATAAGGTCGGAACGGGCAATTCCTCTTAGCCTTAGTTCAAGGGTTTAGAAATACGGCGCGGCTGCAGTGTTAATAAATCCGACAAGTTACAACAATAAATAAGGGAAAACAAAAATGTTAAAAATTAGACTAAAAAGATTGGGCGCTAAAAAGAACCCTACATACAGAATTATCGTTATTAATTCAACAACAAAACGTGAAGGCAGACCGGTTCAAGAATTAGGTCACTACAATCCAAAAACAAAAGTTATGCAATTAGACAAAGCTGCAGCTCTTGATTGGATTTCTAAAGGCGCACAACCAACAGACACAGTTGCATACTTAATTAAAAATTGCAACGAAGACGGTACATTAAACTACGTTAAAAAAGAAACTGTTAAACTTTCTAAAAAAGCTCAAGCTAAAGCAGAAGCTGAAGCAAAAGCTAAGGCTGAAGCAGAAGCTGCTGCTGCCGCAGAAGCTACTGAAGCGTAAGTTTTGTAACATTTTAAAGTTAAAAAACACACTCTTTGCAAATGCGAAGAGTGTGTTTTTATATGCTACAAATAAATAATTAATATTTATTTACTTTACTAATATAATTTTTTTTACTTTATGCTAAAATATTTGCGGAGATAACTTATGATAATACCGCAAAACTATGGAATAGCAATGTTACTTACCCTTTTCGCAGGGCTTGCGACCGCAATTGGTGCTGCAATAGCTTTTATCGTAAAAAAAGATAACTTAAAAGCGCTCTCTGTTGGATTAGGATTTTCAGCTGGTGTTATGATATTTTTATCGTTGACTGACATCTTGCCTGAAGCACAAGCATTATTAATCAAACATTTTCCTAATAGAGCTGACTGGCTAATATTTTTCGGTTTTATAGGAGGTGTCGCTCTTGCAATGCTTATCGATTATTTTCTACCTGATCACGTCGATCCAGAAGAATTAAAAGATCCAGATGCACCTTGTTCACATCATCACAAAATTAAGCGAGCTGGGCTTTTAACAGCTATTGCAATTTGTGTTCACAACTTTCCTGAGGGAATGGCAACTTTTTTGACAGCTACACAGAATCTTGCACTTGGGATTTCTGTTGCAATTGCAATCGCAATCCACAACATCCCTGAGGGAATTGCTGTTGCATTACCTATTTACCACGTTACAGGAAAAAAACGATACGCAATGTTATACGCAGCACTATCTGGAATTTCAGAGCCAATTGGCGCTTTAATCGGAATGGTTTTATTTACATTATTTTTACCGCAAATGTTAATAGGAATTCTCCTTGCTGCAGTTGCTGGAATTATGATTTATATAGCTTTTGACACTCTTTTACCTCTATCACATGAATACGGAGATTGGCACCTTTCAATGACAGGAATTATGACTGGCATTTTATTTATTTGGCTTAGCTTAATCCTTTTAGGTCATCATATTTAACTATTAAAAAACACTAATTAAAATAAAGGGGTATTCAATACTACACTTGATTTTTAAGTGCAATACAATTAGTCTTTTGATGTCCGTAAAAATACGTACGTATTTTTACTTAAGTGAAATTACGGACTTTTTTTATTTTAAAAATACTATATACTCAAATTATAGAAACAAACAGCAATAATCTTAGAAGGGATAGGGCTTTGCGCCAAATTCTGTGTACATTGAAAATCAGATTTTTTGAATAATAAAACTACAATTCTTTATAAAAAATTATTCAATTAATTCCTAAACATTCTCCAACTCAAAGAAATTCCAAAAACGGAACTATTCTTAAATTATCGTACTCCATTGGGAGGATTTTTCCTCCCATTTTGTTAAACAGTAGATATTATTAATTAACAAGATTTTACATAAAACAAAATTATGAGATAACCAAATAAGTTAAGGAATTAAGAACATGAATCTATCGCCTAAGGAATTGAAAGTTTTGACTTTAGTTGCCGAAGGAATGTCTGATAAAGAAATTGGTGTTGAATTGGAAATTTCAGAACGTACGGTTCAAACTCATTTGACAAGAATTATGCTAAAACTTCAAGCAAAAAACAGAGTCAATGCTGCAGTTTTATTTTTTACAAAGAATCCTGATTTATACAATACAAATTTAAGTAAATAAGGCAGGTTATGAAAAGAATTATAATCCACTGGACTGCAGGCGGATATTATCCAAATGCGTCAGAAATTAATTGCTACCATTTTTTAATCGACAAAGACGGAAAGATTATAAAAGGTAAATTCAAACCAGAAAACAACAGACATTGTGTATTGGGAACTTACGCTGCACACACAGGAGGTGGCAACACAAACTCTATTGGAGTTGCAATCTGCGCTATGCATAAATTCAAAAATAAAAATAATATTGGACAATACCCTATCACGCCAATTCAATTTGAATCAACAATGCATTTTTGTGCAAAACTAGCGCAAAAATATTCAATTCCTATCACCTCAGAAACTGTTTTGACCCATTATGAGTTTGGGCAAAAACATCCTAATACTTCAAGCGCAGGGAAAATAGACATCACATTTATACCCTCATATCCTTGGGTTGATAAATCTGACTGCGGAGCTTTCATACGTTCAAAAATAAAATGGTACTTAAAAAAAATAAAAGAGGTTTAAATTATGGAAACAGCTTACTACAACCTATCTGGCGGGATTAACCTCGCCCGAACAAAAACAGAATTAGGACTAGACACAAAAAAATTATATTGGAGTGATTCTGAAAATATCGAAATCTATAAAAATAGAGGAATATCTAAACAACTAGGCAACACTCTTTACTGCAAATTGCCAGATATTCAAGAAATTACAGGTATGTTCGAAATGGTAAAAAAGGATGATTCTAAACTGGTAATTACTACCCAAAATGGAACCATTTATATTTTTGACCCGAACTCAAATCAATTAACAACATTAACAAAAACCATCTCAAGTAAAACTCCAAGTTTCACTGCTTTTTTAGACGGGGTGTTGATATCTGGTGAAGCTGATGGATTATTTTACATAAAAAACAATTCTAATTTTGACATTGTAGAATGCAACTTAAAAGATCGTTCAAACAACACAGTAAACAGTACCATTATCACCGTATTCAAAAGCAGAATTTGGGTCGCTGACGGTTCCACTATTTACTATTCAGCATTAGGTTCTTATACAGATTTCAACTCTGAAAATGATGCAGGATATATTAATGATTTTCACACAGACACTGCCGCAATTACAGGACTTAAACCATACAAAGACTACTTAGCTATTTACAAAAGTAATAAAGTTTATCTATTAACTGGTACAAGCGCTAACGACTTTGCAATAATACCATTTGCTGACAAAGGAACAGTCGCAAACAACAGTATCATTAATGTTGAAAATAAACAGTATTTTTTATCAAGCGGAATATTTGCATTAGAACAAGTTGGAGAACTTAATCAAATTCAACTTGGCTCAGAAATTTCATTAAACATAAAACCAGAATTTGAAAATTTTGACAAAAACAACATCAACAAATCAATAAGCCTTCACTATGAAGATAAAAATCAAGTTTGGTATTTTATACCATATAACAATGATAATTATTTCCACACAATATGGATAAACGACTATATTAACAAAGCATGGTATAAAAGAGTCTTACCTCAAAAAATTGTTTTCGCGTGTAGATTTAAAGATTTCATCCTAACCGCAGACAACCAAGGAAATATTTACAGAGAAAATTTTGGGCAGACTTTTAACGGTGAATCTATTAAATTTCTGTGGAAATCTCCATTTTTAGCATTTGGAAATCCTCATAGAAGAAAATTAATTGATGAATTTTATTTTGTACTAGATGATGCTATTGATAACAAATTCGACTTTTCTGTTTATAAAGATTACGACAGCATCCTAGCGGATGACCCTGAAAAAATTTATTCTATTTATTTTGATCACCTAATTTGGGCTGATGATAATACTCCTGACAATTTACCTTGTCATTGGGCAAACGAAGAAGATAATATGCCAACTTGGCCTATTAATAAAGACGTTTTAGAAAAAGCTGAAATTTCAGAATCCAACTATGCGATCCAACTTTGCGTAAGTGGCTCAGATAAAACTGAAAATGTCGGAATAATAGGACTTGAATTTAGAGAAATATACAGTGACGACTAACATCACGCATTTTTATAAACGTAATTACACTAAAAGACGAAAGGATCACAAAATGTCTGAAAACACAAATTCTTATGTTGCTTTTATTCCTGAAATTTGGAGCGCTAAATTAAACTATATGCTAGATAAAGAATGTGTAATGCTCCAATGTGTAAATAGAAATTACGAGGGAGAAATCCAAAACCAAGGAGATAAAGTGAAAATTATCACCCCAGCAACAGTAGGTATCTCAACACTTGGTTCAGAAGCAATAGCCTATGATGAATTAACTCCAACTTCTATGGATTTAATTATTGATCAAAAGAAATTTTTTGCATTTAAAATTAATGATGTCGCTCAAGTTCAATCAAACACTGACATTATGGAAGCGCATCTTACAAATGCAAAAAATGCAATCGAAGAAGTTCAAGATGCATTTCTACTCTCTATGCACACTAATGTAGAAGCGGAAAACATTGTTGGCTCTGAAGAAACTCCAATTATACTATCAAAAGAAACTATCTATGAACAATTTGTAAACCTAGCAAGAAAACTAAAAGATTCCAATGCTATTAAAACTGGTAAACGACCTTGGGTTGTAATCAATCCTCTTGTTGAATCTTTCTTGTTACAAAGCACAGAATTTATTGGCGCAAACAATGTCGCAGATGAAACATTAAGAGAGGGAGCTATCGGAAGAATTGCAGGCATGGATGTTTTAGTTAGTACAAACCTAACTCCTGTTGACAATAAATACTATGTACTAGCTGGTACAAATGATGCCATTACATTTGCATCTCAACTTGCAAAAATCGAAAGTTTAAGAGATAAAGATAGTTTTTCAGACTTGGTAAGAGGACTTTACCTATATGGTGCTAAAACAGTTCAACCAAAAGCATTAGCAAAAATGGTTGTTTCTGCCTCAGAGGCCTAAGTCTAATAAAAAGCACCCTTAAATCTCCTGATATTTAGGGGTGCTAAATATAAAACAAGGAGTTAATCATGACTGAAAAAGAATTAAATAATAGATTTCCATCAAATGCCGAATATCAACCAACAGCGACTTTTGCAAATCCACATTTTTTAAATCCTCAAGCTATGCAACAAGATGGGAATGTAGCATCGAACGTAGTAAACTCGGATTATTCTTCTCAAGTAAAAAATATTGTACTAAGAGATTTAACAATTATTGAAAACTTGGCTAAAGCAGGAATATTAAATCCGGTACAAGGACAACATTTGGCTAACTATATACTCAATAAGGCACAAGAAGTATTGGTTCCAATAACCAACACTCAAGCTACTTCTACCAAATACGTACCCGCTTCAGGAATTGAAGAATTTGCAAAAGAAAAACCTGAATTTTTCAAAGATAATGCCAGAGCCCAAGTTTTGGATTATTTAAAAAATTCAAATGCTGAAATTGATAAAGATGGGATTTTGCAAATTTCCAAACTTGTTGAAACTTTAGAAGATAATGCCATCAACAAATATTTGCAAAAACAAGCTCACGAAAAGTCATTAAATTACGAAAACGAAACTGCGAAACAAAGATTAAAAGCTAATGCCCAAAATCAAATGCCGTCAGAAAATAATACTAGGATTTTTACACGTGAGCAAATCGGCAAAATGCGTGGTGCCGAATTTGCCAAAAACGAAAAAGCAATAATGGAACAAGCTCGTCAAGGACTTATCCGTTAATATTTGGCAAATACTTGTAAAACTGCTTCGGCGGAATTAATTCCGCCCTGCGGTTTTACCCTAACTAATAGGAGAAACTATGAACTACTTTGATCTAGTAAATAAATGTCTTGTTGAATTAAATTACAAGCAGGTAAACTCATTCAACGAATTAACAAAAAATGATCACAAAAAAATTAAAAACATCCTCAGATTATTAAATACAGAAATTTGCAATTATGAAAACTGGGATTTTAAACTTAGAAAAACAGAACTTAAACTACCAGCAAATAATAATACAATTCCAAACTCTGTTAATGGCAAAATCGCATCTATAATAGTTGACGGGCATGTATTTAAGTATCAAAACAATACTGACAAAATTCATCTGACAGAATCTCTTTCAAACAGTTATAGCATATTTAACAATACTATTATACTGCCCTCTTTTAACACTGACAAAACCCTAAACATTATCTATTACACTTCAAATACAACAATAGATTCAAATAATACAGAAAAACTCGAGCTAGAACTAGAAGATGACAAAACTATAATTCCACAAATATTTGCTGAACCTTTGTTAATTTATGGAACATGCCTGAGATTAAAAGCAAACCCTCAGCATGTCAAATTTAGTTACTGGTTAAGCATGTACAACCAAGCTTTTGCAAATATGAAATCAAAAATTTCACCATACGCAAATTATTATCCACAGGTCAAAATGCACCGATATTAATGCGATTTAGACTCCCTAAAAAATTTGCATAAAAAAAACAGGAAGTTTTTCATTCCCCCCTGTTAAGATTTACACTAGCCGAAATATAAATAGCAATATTATTATACAATTTTTTTCACAAAAACACAAATTTTAATAAGAAATGTAAACTTATGAAACAATTATCTCAACAACAAAAACGATTTATAAACGAATATATCAAGACTTTAGACGGAGAAACCTCTGCTAAAAATGCGGGTTACAAATCAAAAGATTTAAAAAGTTTATCTAATGAATTACTCTCAAACAGACATGTAATTAATGAAATAAAACTTCAATTACAAAATCACATAGCATCACTTAGAGTCCACAAAGGCTATGTAATTCAAAAACTACTACAAATAGCAGAATTCTCACTAGAAGAAGAAGATATTTTAGACAAAGAAGGTAACAGCACTGGCAAAAAGAAACTTCGAGATACCTCTGCTGGTCTCAAAGCTCTTGAAAGTTTATGTAAATATCTAGGATTTAACGCAAATAAAGATGAAGAAGAATACCCTCAAGCAAAAATTATTACAATCTCAAACCTAGATGACAACAAAATTTAAAGTAATTAACTACAAGAAAGAAAGGTTTTTATGACTAACAAAAATTCTAATATCGAAGAAATCCTTTTAAGTGGAAGCTCACTTGATGAACTAATCAGAATGAAAATAGAAGCAGAATACAAAGCCGAAATATCTAAAACAAAATCTAAAACACCAGAAAAACGTATTGTTACAGAAATAAAAGAAGTTCCAAAAGAACTTATATTCTCAAAAAGTGCAATATACAGGGTATTCAACAGGCAAACAAAACAAGAGACCTATATCAACGGAATTCAAGCAGAAGCCCTAATTGGACTACAAAACAACGTTCGTACTAATTTTCTAAACAGAGAAACTAACGCGTTTTCAACAGATGAGTTTTATATAAAATTTGAGAAATTATGTGTAAATTCGTAAACCTAATAATTAATCGCCAAAATCTAATATTTAAAAACACAAAATATCTACCCAACGTAACATTTTTATATTCAAGGTACAAAAAATTTTTAAACGACGATTATGCACCACCACAAGTCTATAATTACGTTTTAGACTTAATAGAATCAACATCACCACTATTTTTTATAATTCTAAATGCGAAAACTGAAGAATTTGCAGGATTTGTTTATTTAGACAATTTAACAGGGAACTCTAAACACATTCATGGTGCCGAAGTAAGTGCCTGTTTTGAACAAAAATACTGGGGGGATTTCACAAAAAAATCCGCATTACTATTTTTTAATTACTGTTTTAACGAGCTTAAATTAAAAAAAATCAAGGCACAAATCTATCCGTTTAATCACAGAGTAAAAACACTGTTAAGGTACACAGGCTTTCAATTAGATGGCACTTTACGAGCAGAAACACTAAAAAACGGGAATTTAACAAATCTTGAAGTTTATTCACTTACAAAAAAAGATTTACGTTTCATAAAAATCGATTAAAGAAAGGATTATTAATGAAAATAGAAACAGAAAACCTAACAGAAAAACTAGATCCTAAACACGAATTATCAATAATTAACACAATTATAAATAAATACGACAATTATGAAGAAGCAAGGTGCAGTCAATTAAACGATATTCAAATAATACGTAATACTATTTATGACACAGAAATCCCACAAATTAATGCTTGGAGCAATAAAATTCAACTACCAGAAATTTATGAACTAGCTCAAACATTAAAATCACACATTAGTGCAAATCTTTATTCTCATCCTGAGGCAATGTTTGATGTTTCAGGAACAACTGCAGAAACTCAAAAATATGCGAACTTCCAAAAGGCAATGCTTACAAACACATTTGAGCAAATGAAGCTAGAAAACGAAATTGAAAAAATGATTGATAGTGTAGTTGAAACAGGAGAATGCACACTTTTTATAGGCTGGGAAACTAAAATCAAACAAACCAGAAGAGCTTTAACACTAGAAAAGCAACTTCTACACAACACTGAAAAGACATTTTTAGTAGAAGACAAAATCATTTACGACAATGCAAAAATAAAGTACATATCTCCTGAAAGTTTTGTATTTGACACAACTGACGCAAACAATTGGGACAAATGTTCAAAAATTTACAAAACAAATCTAACAATTGATGAAATACTTTCTGACAAATCAAACAATTTGCTAACAAAAGAAAAACTGGAAACTTTGAAAGAGGTGGTGGCTAAAAGAAAAAACAACGTACACTGTAACACACAAGATGACAATAAACTTGAAATACTAGAACACTGGGGAGATATAGAACTCCCCGATGGAACACTACTAAAAAACTGGCTTATAGTAATTGCAGCACGAAAATCAATCATAAGATTTGAACCAAACCCTTTTGTCATAAATCCATTTATACATGCAAACATAATAGAATCACCTAAAACTGGTAGAGGAATTTCCCCGCTTCGTGTCGCACTTATTCTTAATAACATTTCATCCTCAATTCTTAACAAACAAATAGATGCATTAGCTCTGATGATAAATCCACCATATTTAGCTCCCAAAGGCTGTTTTTCAGGAATTCAAGATGTAAAACCTGGCAAAATTATAGAATATGATGCAGCTCTAATGCCAACACAACCAATTCCCCTTAACTTTGATAAAGCTATGGTAGGATGGGATTTTCTAAACTACTTTAAGACCACAATAGAAAGCGCTACGGGAATATTCAAAAATATGGCTGGAAACATTCAACAAACAGCACGCACCGCAACTGAATTAAACTATTCTGCCAATGGACAAGAAGCAAGACTAAACATGATTTTAGAATCTATTAACAGGAAAATAATTGTACCAATGGTAGAAAAAACAGCTGAAATAATTGCAAATTTTAAAATTGGTACAGAAACAATTGGTATTCTTGAACGAGGGCAAATGTCATTTTTAGAAATCAATGACAACATTAGAAATGGTAATTACATTTATCGCTATGGAGATAGAAAAGCCACATTTGAAAGAAAAACTAGGATTAAAGAACTATTTGATATAATATCATCATTTGCACAAAACCCAGATATAATGCAAAAAATAGACTGGTTAGAGTGTTTTAAATTTACACTTGAACAATACGGTATAGAGAACGCCAATAATTTTCTAAAACAAGATTTAAACCAATAATACCCCACTTTTACAATCGCTACTTTCTAAGGTGTCGTACTTTTTGCATAAATCCTCTAACACTAACGACACCTTTTTCTTTGAAAGGGAAAAAATGTTATACAAATTATTAAAAGCACAACGAGAATTTTTAGAAATACCTCACTCTTACAAGCTAGACATTGCTGTATATCAAGGAGGTTACGGCTCAGGAAAAACCTTTGCAGGTTCTCTTTTAGGGATTCTTCTTTGTATAAAATTCCCAGGGATACGAGGATTAGTAGGCGCCCAAACTTACACTCTAGTAAGAGATACAACTTTACAAAGTTATTTTGAACATCTAGAAAATTTAGGATTTAACGAAGGAAAAGATTATGAATGGTCGTCATCACTACAAAAACTAACATTTAAGAATAAAAGCGAAATTCTATTTAGACACTTTGACGAACCAAACAAACTTAAGTCACTGAATCTTGGCTTTGTGGAAATTGAGGAAATGTCTGACATTCCATACGAAACTTTTAAAATGTTAATAAGCCGTATGCGCCAGACACCCAACCCAAAGTGGAAAAATTTTACATATAGAATTTTTGCCCACACAAATCCTGAAATGCAAAGAGGTTGGGTTTACAAAACTTTTATAGAAACAAAACACCCAAATTACAGACTTATAACAGCACCAACTACTCAAAACATCTACTTACCGGAGGGGTTTTGCGAAGAATTAAAAAAACTTTATGACGAAGAATATTATAGAGTTTTTGTCCTAGCTCAAAACGGGAACTTCAATTCTGGACTAGTCGTAAAAGACTTCACAGACAAGAATATTAGAGAAATCAGATATTACCCAGAAATGGATTTACATATTAGTTGTGATTTTAACGTAGATCCTATGGCCTGGGTTTTGGCACATAAAACCGAAGATAAAGTTTTTTACTTTGATGAAATAGTTTTGGAAAACACGACAACAGCAAAAACGTGTGAAGAATTCATAAAACGATATCCAAACCATAATGGAAAAATTATTATAAATGGAGATGCTTCAGGAGATAATCGTTCTTGTACCAGCGAATACACAAACTACGTAATTATCAAAAAAACTTTGCTTAAATACGGTTACGAAGTTGATATAAAAATTAAACCATACAACCCACCTATAAAAAACAGAATAGCCGCATTCAACGCAAAAGTAAAAAATGCTGACGGTGAAATTTGCCTATTTGTAGATAAAAAATGCGAAAAATTACTCTACAACATATACAATTTAAAATACAAAGAAGGGACCTCGAGAATTGATATACCTACATATCAACAAATAAAACAAACAAAAGAACTAAAATTTCTTTCACATCCAATTGATGCAGCTTCTTATTTAGTAGATTTTTACTGGCCTATAAAACTCTAGAAAGGACCTTTTATGGAAAACATACTTGATTACTCACCAATACTTGTTGCTGTAATGATTTTTTTAATACAACAACGAATTATAGTTACCCCAGAACAACTTGAAAAAACACACCGTAAAATACTCGAAGAAATCGAAGAAAAATTCGTATCAATACACAGTTTTAACGATTTGAAAGAACATTTTGGAGAAATTAAAGACAAAATCGACAAAATTTATGACTTTATTATTTCAGTAAAATAATATGTAAATATTTGTTACAAACAACCCTTATCATTTAAAGTTTAAGCACAAATAAGCCGTCATACAATACAAAGAAAAGTTACTA